GCTGTTAATACAGTTATAATGTTTGATGCTATATCTTCTCGTTTGCTCATATTTTAGATAACTTATTATATTCTTCCATAAATTTATTCATTAAAATTGGTTTTTCTCTATCTCCTATAGCAAAAAATTTTCTGCTTCTTTGATTGCCTAATGCTTTTTTATTTTCTCTTACTGCCGAAAAATATATTTCTGCTTGTGATGATGATGATTTTTGTGTCATATTTGATAACATATTTCCTTTAAAAAATAAATCAGGAGTGGTTGGAAGTCCCTTGTCTTTACGAATTTTAGCATAGTCAGAAGTATACCTAACAAAACTATTGCCTTGAAAATCTTTTCCCTTTTTAGTTCTTTGTTTAATTATAAACATTAAAAATTCGGCAGTTCTTCCTAAAGCAGTCTTAACTATTTGTGGTTGTTCTCTTACTTGACGTTCAAAGTTATCAACTACTTGTAAAATATTACTTTCAAAAGTAATCATCTTATAAGTTTTAATCTATGATAAGGTGCTTTTTCTGCATCTGCTACTGTATTAGAATCATCAGCATCATATTCAACACCATCTCTAAGTATATCTTCAATTTCACTTGCATACATTTGTTGGTAATGTTTCATCATTACTTGAAATCTATCAGGATTATCATTTGAATTAAATTTTGTAAGTTGTGGACAGGCATAAAAACCAATTACTTTAAATACACTTGCTCTTTTAAATTGTGCATCAGTTAATAATGTTGCGTCCATTTCAGTTGTATTTAATATTGCTATATCTCTATAAGTTTCTTTTGAATAAACTGGAAACCATTTAATTCTTAAATCTCTTTCAATGTCTGCTCTTGCTTGTGCGTGATAATCATTTGGAGAACTAAAACTTGCTATACCAAAAGTAAGAATATCTGGTTGGTAAAAAGTTAAATCTGCATCTACTGTAAAATTTGCCATATCTTAATCCTTTATAATATATTTTCTTCTTAATGTTCTAGGAGAAATTAATGCAAATATTTCTGCTACAGTTCTCTCTAGGTCCTTATCAAATCCAAAATGTGTAGTTGATGTATGTTTAAATCTATCTACTAACACATACCGATAAACATATTCCTTATTCTTTAAATGAATAATTGTCTTTAAACTGTCTATCTGTTTCATAATTAAATGGTGGGGCTTTTACACCCCACCGAGTTACATTAATTAAAATGCAGAGTCAGATACTATAAGAACACCATAGTTATTTTTAATAACTCCAGTTCCGTAGCAAATACTTGCAACAATTTCTGTTCCACGAAGTGATGCGTCTCTTTGAGTTTCCACTTTGAAATCCTCTTTAAGAGCAAGACCTAATGCGATTGGGTGAAATACTGCTCCACCTGAATCATCATTTGCGTTGATTGCGATATTTGCGTTTTCAAATATATCAATTCCAGCAACTCTACCTACATAACCATTTATTAATGCTTCGTTTCCGATTTCAGAAATCGCAGAAGAAGCTGTATTATATCCAGCTTGTGTAAGTGTTTTCTTTAAATTGAAAACAGCTTTAGGATTAAATACACCATAATAAGGTGCAGGTACATTTAATGATCTAAGTATTGCTTGTGCTTGAAATAATTTATCAGCAGTCAGTTCTACTCCACCACCACCATCAATAATGTTAGTTGTAAAGCTATTAAATAAAGTAGCTAAATCTGTATCTACTTTTTTAGCGATTGCTTCACCAAATAATTTTCCAATGTCAGCACCTACATTACGACTAGCTGAATCTCTAGCTAAGTCAGTAAGAGTTGTCATAACACCAACTTCTGAAGCTGTGATAGTTTCTGATGTTGGGTTTACTGCTGTATTTGTTAAATCAGTAGCTTCGTTTACTGCTGATGCTGTGATAGCTGGGTACACAGGAACTTCTACTGTTTTTCCTGAACCAACTATTGGGTATGTTGTTACAAGAGGTCTCATTACAGATGTTTCTTGAAATGTAAAGATTGCTTCTTGTGTTATATTTTCAAACAACTCGGAAAGAGTTGATGATGTTGTTTCGTTTGCCATGTTTTTATTTTAGTTGTTGTTAGTTGTTAGTTTCATTTTAAAATTACCCTGAGTTCTTTGTTTCCTCATGTCAGAATAAATTTTTCTGTCAGTTGGATTACTTAAATCAAGATCACCGATTTTTAATGGTTTGGGTGTTGAACCACCAATCTTACCTTGTGAACCTAGTCCACTTTGAGTAGACATCACATGATGAGGATTGTTTTTTAAATATTCGCTTACCAAATCATTAACTGACATAGGTTCGCCTTTGTCTGAATATCTTGGAGTTCCATCTTCGTTTATAACTTCAACAGAACCTTGATCGTTAAGTCTAACATTTGATCTTAGTAGTTGTTTAACTTCTGCTGGTTTAACAGCTTTCATTCCACTAGCTACATTGACTAAAGTTTCATCTATACGAATCCTTTTTAATTCAGATTCCAACGATTGAATTTTTGAATCCTTTTTTGATACTGTCTCCTTCAGAACTTTATCAAACTCGCCACGTTGTTTAGCGATTTCTAGTTCTTTAAGTTTCTTTTCTTCAATTAACTTTCTAGCTTCTTCAATGTCTATGCCATCAAGTTTATTTGATACAGATTTTTTATATCTGTCTAATCTTCTTTGAACTATATTTTCTAACTGCTCGGCAGTAAAAACTTTATTCTCAGTTGATTCTGAAACTTCATTTACTCCAGTATTTGTTTGAGTTACTGTTTTCTCAACCGAGTCTTTTTTTACTTGCTCGTTCATAACTTAACTCCTTCTATATTGTTAAGACTATCAAATATCAAGAAGATTGAGTAAATGCAAGATTAAATAGTTGTATTTCCTTCTTCATCAACCCAACTAGGATCTATCGGTTGCCAACTGTGTCTGCAATTATAACCACCCCTTACTATAAATGGACTTCCTTGATCTCTACCTTGCCCAGTATCATTAGCCCATATTTGATTGATTTCTTCTTCAGTATAAACTTTGCCCGTGTGTAGTCTGCAAAAATCTCTAGAGTCTTTCATTAAAGAACCATAATACAAATAGCTAGTAAGTCCTAATTCGTCTGCTCTATATTTTGCAAACTGTCCATCAAATCCCATAATGGAATCTTGAACAACTAAAGTAGCATATTTTACAAAGCTATCTCCTTGTGATGTTCTGCCATAATTTTGTTTAAGTTCATCAATAGCTGTTGCAACTTCTGAACCATGCGGATTGTTTGCAATATATTCAACAAGCTGTTGTGCTTTAGTATTGTCTGAATATTGATATATTCCATTTATTTTATCTCTAATAGTTTGAACCATTTGACTAGATGATCTACCAACTAATGTGCTTTGATATATTTCTTGTGCTAAAGTATTTGTAAATTCTGTTCCTAAATTTTGAAAGTTGGTAAATGCTAATTTTTTTAACTGTTGAATAGTTACTAAATCAGCTTCGGTTATTGCTTTAAATTCTGGTGGTATAGGAAGTTTTCCATAAGTAGCCACAATAGTTCCTGCAATTTTATCATAATCATTTATAAATGTTTGGACTGGTTTTAAATAAAGTTCTTCTATTGCTCTTTGTAACTTTGGTCTTATTTCAATGGCTAATCTAGTATTAAATAATGTTCCAGTTTTATTTGGCAATTCTAAAGCTATATTAACAACTTCTTGTTCTAATCTTTGTAATGCCTTATATAAAAGTTCTTGGTGTTTAGTTTCTAGGGAATTTAATATGTTTTCTCTTGCTATTCTTAATTGTAATAAAATATCTTGTGCCACATTAAATTGTAGGTAAAGTTATTTGTTCTTGTGTAAACTCACCTAATGCTTCTGTTTCACCTTCTATTTCAGAATCAATTTGTTCTAATGTAGTATCATCTTCAATTACTGTTCTTGCTATTTGTTTGTCTATCTCTTTAGCAAATGTAGCTGATTTAATATTACTTGCTTTAGCTTGTTGTAATAATTCTAAATCAGTTGCCCAATCTCTAATGTCAAAAGATTCAGGATATTCTATTTTACCTTCAAATACAGTTTCCTGCCACTCAGCAAATAATCTCCATATCTGTTCTTCAGCGTGTTCCATTAATTTAGACTTTTCAGATAGTCTGGCATTTAATAATTCAAATTCGGTTCTTAATGCTATACCAGATTGTACTCTTTCAGCAGTTGCTCTTAAAGTTCCTACATGTGTAAGGCGATTGATTGCTTCTACTTTATGATTAATTGATCTTAATACTCCGTCAAGATTACTTCCGTTAGGTTGTAAGATATATGGTTTTAAATTTGCATCTATGTTGTCAGGCATTTCAATAATAGAACCTGCACCTGCACCTGCGTCAGTATCTCTTGTTTTAACTAATGATGGGTGATTTGATAATCTAATAATTTGTTCAATCTCTGAAAATTCATTGTAAATAGCTTTTTGTAAATCAGCAACGTCAGTTAAATCAGAAACTCCTAATGCTCTCATTGGACTTCTTTGATTGTATAAAATAACTGCTGGTATTTTTCCTAATGGATTTGGAACTGAACTAACTAATTTGGGTTCATCTCTATTCATTGTTGAAATAAATACACAATCAACTTTATCTTGAAACCAAAGTTTGTAGTATTCACCTTCTGCTGTTTGTTCCTCTCTAATTTTTAGAAAGTCTAAATAATAATAACCAGATTCATTTCTTGTATAATGCCAATC